ACACTAGAACACATCAGTTTGCGAGCTTCATTGATACGCCCTGCTTTGAACAAGTCCACAGCACCCAGTTTCCAATCCTGGCTACCGCCTTCATCTCCGTGAACGTTTGCCAGTTTGTTGTCAGTTGAATTCATTTGACACATGTTCAAGCACTTGCGCAAATCTGGATATGTTGCTTTGACGTAGGTATCTAGTGTATCCAAGTCAAACTCCACACCTTCTGTAACAAGAACTGTTGCCATTCTTGCAGTGAATTCTACCTGATCCACTTTTTCTATATGAAAGCCTTGGCAACGACTGTGTAGTGCAGGTATAACACGGTTGGGATAATTACAAGTAAGAATAAACCTAGCACTGGCATGATATGTCTCCATTACGCCTCGAAGTGCCGCTTGCCCATTTGGTGATATGTAATCGGCCTCATCAAGTAGGACCACTTTAAACTTACCAAAAGGCATGGTTTGTACAAAACCAGTGATTTTATCACGAATAGTATCAATGGAATTCTCCCGACTAGCATTAATCTCTAGCACATCATAGTCATCAATTTCAAGTTCATTGATTAGGATCTTGGCTAGTGTTGTTTTGCCCACACCCGGAGCACCTGAAAATAACAAATGCGGAATACTATCACTGTCGATCCAAGATTGTACCTGTGCTCGCTGTTCTTCATCACGAAAAACATAGTCTGCTACTGTGCGTGGCCTATACTTTTCAGTCCAAAGTTCTTTCATGCTTTACCCACAAATTGAGCAAGTTCAGGAGCCTTCCATCCTTCTGGCTTCAGCACCTTGCCATCTTCACGTTTACGCACCTTGCCAGTGTCTGGATCAATTTTAGCAAAGTTTGTGTCCATTACTTCCTTCCAAGCACCTTCTCCGTCAAAGCCGCCTGCTCTAATAGCACCCATGGTTACAACTAAAATATCAATTAGTGCATCCAGTTGTTCTACTTCATCTAATTTAGCAACTGCTTCGCCAAGTTCTTTGTATTCTTCTGCAATAAGACCAAGATACATTGCATAGTTGTCCACGCCAGGTTCTTGATCACACGCTGTGTGAAATGTGTCGATGTCTTTGAAGGGATTAGTCATCTATTAGATTACTCCATTTTTTAAGTTTTTCATGTTTAGCTTCAGCGGCTTGCATTACAGCGTCTTCGTCAATAAGCCCTGCTTCTCGACACAGAGCAACCATACACATTAAGTCGCCTATTTCTTTTTCAAAGTTTAACACATCCGCCCAGGTTTCACTACCAAAGCGGATAAGTTTGCTTGCTTCTTGTTGAACTTCGGCACATTCCTCCATGAGAATTATAAGAAGTTCTTCGTTGCGATTCATATACTACCTTAGTGTAGTTTGTGATAAGATGCGTTGTTTGTGTTCCTGTGCAGCAAGAAGAATTTCTTGCCTACGTTGTTCGCCTTTTTGAATAATTTGTGCAGGGGTTGTTTCTGCTACCTGATTTCCGTTGATGTAAACGTTTACATCTTCTTGTTGCATATACTGTACAGCATTGAAAACTGTAAGCACTGTAAGCACTACTTGAACTGCTTCTGGCATTACCTTCCTGCTCCAAAGTCTTCAGGACGGTGACGTACGCCAGGTCCTGTATCCAGTTCATCTGGGTTGAATGCTTGAATACTAGCTCGTGGATCTTCATCGCTGACCAGCAACATGCATTCTGGATCAATTTTACGCAGTGTTTGTTCTTCACCATCTTGATTGCGAAACTTGATACCACGTGTCCAACGTCCGTGTTCTACAAGGATCCACTGTCCTTTCTTTACATCTTTTTGGTCAGGTCCAACTTCGTATACCAGTGCCCAACGTGCTCGTAGCCCACGTTGCTTACCGTCATCGCCAAGAATGAAGATACCACCAGCAGTCATGCCTGCTTCAAAGTTCATGTCAGTTACCAGCACCTCGTCGTGCAGTGCCCTAATGCGTTTGAATCCTTCTAAAGGACGTAGATATTTTTGTGATCCGCCTGCGTCTAATTGCATGTTTTACCTCAAGTTAAACTAAATCCATCATCTTTGTTGTCAGCCTGTTGTTCAATCGGCTCGTCCATTGGTCCCATTGGATCCTCTTCGAGAACCTTAGATGGATCGACCACAGGTCCATCACTAACGTTGGTTGCTTGCCTGTTGTAAGACCGATTTACCTTGCTGTTCCGGCTTTCGATAGGGTTATTATTTCTATCAATTTGATCGCCACGTGCATTTACACCCATGTTACCAACTGCACGAATTTCTTCATTGCGTAATAGAATTGAACCCATGTCAACTGTTTTTCCTTGGGCAGTTCTATAAACTTTTTTAGACATTATATTCTCCTGTGTTGCAAACTATTTAACGTAGAAATTCTTCGGGGTCTAAATCATAGTATATACTGTCAATTTTATGTACGCCTAATAAGTACAGCACATAACTTGCAACACTACTGCCTCTTCCTACACCCCAAATTATACCATTTTGTTCCATGGTATCAACAAGATATTTGAGATAACGCAATAGATCAAACAGGTTACGCTCGTTGTATAACAGTAGTTCTTGTCCTACACGTTGCAGTTCGGCATCTGTTTTGCACAAGTTTAAAAGATATTCTGCTATATCCAAATTTATATATTCTTCTGGCATAAACCATCGTGATTGATTTATTTGATCAAACTGTTCTACCGTATACCTTTGGTCGCTTTCCATAAAAAATTGCGGAGCAGTTGTGTCTAACATTGTAGAGTCAACATGTACGTCATTGGCAACTATCATTGGTGGTAAATCATATCCTTGCATTAAAACATGCATGATATCTTTTTTATTGTATATTTGTTCGCCAAATTTATTCTTTATCATCAGTAGGAAATGTTACTATGTTGCCACTAGGTTCGTCACTGTCAATTTCAATAATAGCAGGTTGCTCATTCCAAAGCAAGTTTAGATTTGCCCATGTGCTTTTTTTTGAAAAATCTACAACACTGCCATTGGTTTTTCTTCCATAAGTTGGCTCAGGATCGTCCCACCAATCATCATCTTGAAACGGACCAGCATTTTCTTCTTCGTCGTGTAGGTAGACGATTCCATTACCAACTCTACTGCTAATTGCCGTGCCCATGATGTTTACACGGTCTTCCGACATTGCGTTGAACTTGTAATGTATCATCATGCCAATGATTTGATCCACTGGAACTTGCGGAAGTGCTACAACTCGTATACCAGCATTGATATATTTTTCGATTGCTTCAGTTTGCTGTTCATCCACAAATACACAACTGCTTAACACATAGGTACTGTAATACTTTATGCGTTCAAATGCTGTGTCATGGTCCCAACCATTGGTGCTTACGGTTATCATGTTTAAATTAACGTGATACTCGTTGGCGCAGTATTGATTTTGTGCATCGGCATGATAGCCTGCTAGGAACGAAAAGTTCCAGTCTAGCCTAACGTTGCTCATGATATGTCAATCTTGTCTTCGTGTCCTGTGTCTCGAGCACGATTATAGATCTCTTGCCTCTTGTTGCGGTATGTTTCTAATGCCATTAGTATTTGATTACACAGATGAGCGTTGCCTGAACGTTGCGCAATCATGTACTTTTTATTCAGTTCATTGATCTTGTCAGTGAGTTGTGTTTCGGTTAAATCGCTGATGTCTTTTATCAGTGGATGTTCCATCTTCATCCTTCCTACGGTACTCGTCGGGAACCTTGCCGTAGCCTACAACACGATCCCATTGTTGTTGTGTAAACGTATATCTATCTGTTTTTCTATCAACCATAAAAAAACTCCTATCCATCTTATATAATAATGCATAGGAGTCTTTATGTCAACGGTTTTGATTAAGCAAATGCAGCGCCGTTGTTTCCTATGCAGAACCACTTGCTGTTAATATACATTAAGGTACAACTATCACCTAGAGTGTCAAATGTGATTGTTCCAGTGCCTGATGATTTCCATCCTGCATTGGTTACAGTTGTGACCATATCGCCCCCATCTGCATACATTGCTAATACTTTAACTTGTCCTTCGACACCTGCCGCTAGGGTGCTTGTTTCGGCACTGCCTGTGCTGAAGTAACTGGTTGTTTTTGCTAAACTAGCAGCTCCGCCGTCTGCTAAATCTTCTGACCCTGGCAAGTAAATAGGATCATTGTTGCGTAGCATATCTTCAACAGCAATAGTTGTACCGCCATCGCGTGTAGAAAACTTGAACTTGTTTACACCTGCTTGATTGAAAGTACAAACATTGTTTGCTTGGTTACCTTGGATAACAGCGTTACCTACACTTACTGCACTTGGCATTGCAAGTGTATAGGTGCTAGCACTTGGGTTAAATTCAACAATCCATTCGGCGTAGTTACCCGTTGCTGGAATGCCCGTAAATGAAAGTGTTCCGTTTCCTGTTAGTGTGCCAACGTTATGATAGTTTCCATCTGCAAAATCAATAGCAATAGTACCGCTTGTGCTTGCACTATCCACTTTGGTATAACGTACACTTTGTAACTTTGCATTGTCAATAACAGCACCGTTCATGTCATTATCAAGAGTAGTACCTGTTAATGCACTCTTTAAAAGAACTTTGGCCTGCAGATCGTCGATTTCACTTTCTGCATATTCAAAGTTTGTCTTAATATTTGTAAAGTTATCACGAAATCCTTGACTGTCATTATCTTGACCGGCAATAGGATACGTGGTATCAATATTGTTTGGGTTGATGTTACTTGCCATCTATCTCTTCCTGCTTGTTGCTGTTATTTATGCAAGCATTATAGTATTATCTAATTCCTATAATTGTCAATGAACTCCGAGCATGTAAGCCGCAATTTGCCGCAGCATGCGGAGCCCACCATTCCCATTCAAACATGTCGCCTGCTTGCCACTTTAGGAAATCGTCGCCGATCTGAAACATTTGTCCAGGTTTTTGATCTTCAGGAAAGTATATCACTTTCTTTATATCATCCGTTTGCGCAGTTTCAAGTTTCTCTTTGCCGATATAATTTGCAAAACATCTGTTGCGATCAAAATGTCGCGGTGTAAGCATACCAGGACCCTGTACATTTAGTCCAACATAAACATATTCAAATTTTAAATAATCAGCAATCTCTTTTAAAAATGGATGTCCAACTGGATACCTGTATTTGGCAATTATAGTTGACTCATTTTTTGGCAAGCATTCATAGTTGTCGCTAAAATGTTGTTCGTCTTTTGCCTCAACAGCAGGGATATTGATTTTTTTGTTGCTATGATACCTGTAACAATGCCTGTGAGTAGAAAATTTTTCTTCACATAGATCATGCACTTCTTCGTACGGCGTTTTATAAAAATCTTTCCAAAGCATTATTGTAAAATATTGGTCTTGGGATACAAGAGATATTTATTGTACTCGTCAGTGTACTCGTAAGTATCTACTGGATGTATGAATCGTATGCTTGCTTGATCAAATGTGGTTCGGTTACCACTAGCGGTTGGATTGGTATCCTGATCGTAATTGAAGGTTGTTTGCTTTTGTGTTACCCAGTCGCCACTTTCTGTGCTATCATCAAATGGCACCCAATTCTTAGTGAGCAATCTATCCAAGATGTACCGATCAGCAATAAAATCAACTTTGTTTAGTTGTTCACCAAATGTGCCACGAATATTATATGCTAGTCGAGAACTTTCGCCTGGATTTGTATAGGCAATCACCCAGGCTTTTGTAAATCCAAGAACACGCCCATCTGCTTGTTTTGTTTGCATCCATAACGGAAGTTCGGTGGAGGTTTGACCAACCGTGTCAATTACTTGATCACGCATGTTTATCAAACTGTTAGGATAAACGCTGGTTACAAGTGTGCTTCCGTCGTTTGGATCTGTAAACGGATAAGACACTTTTACACTCTGCGCAGGGCTTTGCCCTTTTTTGTTAACACCGGTATCTACAATTTCACTGTAAACCACTTCGTATAGTATATTGTCGTTACTATCCAATGCCTGTGCTGTTTTAATTGGACCCAGAACCAGTTGTTTCCTAAAATGATTAAGTGATAATGCATCTACATATGATTCTAGTGTTGCTGCGCTGGTACCATATGCATGTACATATTGCACTTTAGTGCTTAACCCAAACCAAGGATCATCAGGTCTGTATAATATGCTTGGTAAAAAGATATCACTATTAAGTAAAAGTTGATTAATTAAATCTTTATCTTCTTGGCTTGGCATGCATTCAATATACAAACTTTCGTATGGTGCATTGTAATATCTGTCAACAGTAATTCGGAATGTTCTAAAAACGCTGATTAGCCCGTCTGCACTGTATGCATTTACTGTAAACGTAAAACTACTATCAAAAGTTGTAGGATCAACGGTTAATCTGGTTGCCCTGGTCTCGTCAAAAGTGGTAGTACCGCCGTCTAGTGCAAAACCATTAAAACTAACTCGTCCACTGATTTCACCGCTAGGTAACAAACTTAAGCCTTGAGGTAAACGATTGTAGACACCTTCTTTTAATTTAAATAGGAGTGTTCGATCGCCAGGAGTTGTTGCTTCAATTGCTAGTAAACTCAATGCTCCGTTACGAATACTACCAAGGCTGTATGTATCGGGTGTCACATCTGAAAGCAGTGTTCCATTTAACCAAGTAACTGCGTTTTCGATGTCGCCAATTACTGTAATACTGTAAGCATAAGGTACGCTAACAATTAAAGGATTTTCTTCTTTGTAAATTGTTATTGAAAAACTGTACGTGGTTTCAGTTGCACCTGCATCAGGAAAATATCCGGTCAGCCAGCCATTTGTGCGATCAAATGTAATGCCCGGCGGCAAGTCAGCACTGTCACCTGAGACAATCTCAAATTCAAAAGGATCTCCGTCTAAATCTAAACCTTGAATTTGGTAGGCAAAGAAGTTATCATGTCTGAATGTTCCTATAAAACCAGCCGCTGTGGTTGTTGTTGCTGCAGGATAGTTTGTTACGATCGGAGTCCGATCAGGAAGCACGTCAGCAGTTATCAAGAGCGTATCACCGGTAAAATCAAGGGTGTCTGCCGTTAAACTATCCTTGCTTACAACATACATACTAAAGGTTCTTAAATTTTGTTCTTTGCCATCTGATATGCTTAAAGTGAATTCGTAGGTTAAACTTATACTTCTGGTTGTAAAATCAAAAGGAAATTCAGCAAACTCAGTGCCGTCGCGATCAAAACCAGCAATCGCAGTATCAGGTAACGGTGCTGCAGGAACTATATATCCTGAAATTTTTCCACTGGTGCTGATACTCAGTCCAGGTGGTAGTGCGCCATTTTCAAGGCTTACTACAACAGTATCATCAGGATCTTGATCGCTGAACTCAATATCAATGTCTACCTGATCACCATCGTAAAATGTCCCAAGGCTACCAGCAGGTGTTGTAAAAATTGGAACGTCTTGCCCGGTAACCGTTATGCTAAATGTACGATCATTGATGCGTGTTGTTCCATTTTCTTCAACATACGCACGAATTGCAAAAGTACTGGTTACATCTTCGCTTACTTCAGTGGGAACTCCACGTACCCTAACAAAAGGAGTAGGCACACCTTCGATGGTACCATTTAGTTTGATTTGAACTCCTTCAGGAAGAGTGCCAGCGATTAAAATATATTTTACTGTGCCGCCATCACTGTCAGTGGCAATTACAGGAATGTTTACAAAAATATTTTCAGCAACACTGCCTAAACTGCCTGCTGGTGTCACCCACTGCGGTTGTGCCATTTTATTACCAACTTGTACTTACTGCGGCTCTAGCCCATATAATGCTAGATCCATCATAGTCTTGAAAACAAACGTAAATATGCTGATAGTCAAAAGCAACCATGCCTTTTGCGTCACCAGCGGTGCCAATGTTGCTAGCAGGAACGGTGCCTTGATATCTACTGTACAATTCGTCAAAATTATCGTTGCACTTGATGTAGGCGTTTCTTAGTCCGTCGCCGGTTCCGTCATTCGCAGTTGCACCTACGTTAATGGTTTGTTGTGCCATGATCTACCTCTATTTAAGTGTATTTACCACAAGACTGGTTAGCTCAGGTTAACCCAAGTAGAACCATTATATCCTTGAAACACGTTGTTTGTGACAACTATCATACCAATGGATGGACTTGTAATAGCTGCATCACGGGCAGTTGAGTCTGCATAGCGAGGAACTTTTACTGGACCACTGCTGTTTATACCACCACTGATATTAGCATCGCCACTAACATCTAAACCAGTATCGCCAACATATAATCCTTTGATGCGAGAACTTGTGTTGCCTATTGTGCGAGTATTGTTGGCATCTGGTAACAAGTCATTGCTGATTACAATGGATCCAGTGCCATTGGGACTAAGCACAATGTTTCCATTGGTATTTGTAGAACTTACAGTTTGTCCAGAGATTTGAATGTTAGAACTTACAGGGCCAGCAGTGTATATTTCTGCAAAGTTGTCGTTGGTTTTATCGAATGCACTGCGGAGGTTGTCACCAGTGCCGCTATTAGGTCCAGTGCCAATGTTGATAATTTGTCTTGCCATGAAAAAGTCCTCTAAGCGTATTTATCGGGACTTCTTAAACACCAAACCTCGTTTCTTTACAAACTTTTTGCGTTGGCTACTAATTTTACGCACCTCTTGTGTTGCATTTACGTCAAAGTCATATCCAAGACTTTGTAAACGATTGATCCAGTAAGTCTCTGGTTGGCAGTTTACATGATGATGTCCTGGAAAGCCAGGAGGAGCATAGGTCATGCATATCCATGTACCACGAGTAAAATCTGCAAGGTAGTTGGGCATGTACTCTTCGTACACATGCTCCACAAATTCACAACTCCACACAAGGTCAAATGTTTCCTGTAATGGGCTTGGGCCTACAGTGTAATCATGGATACACCAATGATCGCCTGGACGGTCCACTGTGTAATCACCATCGATACCTTGTGCGTCTAGTCCAAGATCAAGTGCGGTTAAAACCTGCCCACCTGGGCCACAGCCCACATCTAGCATGCTGGTTATGCCGTGTGTGTTGATAAAGTACTCTAGTGTTGCTTGATCGTTGTGCGTTCTTCCCTGATGACCACCAAGGTGGTCGGGCAAGTCTGTCATAAATTAGTCTTCTTTTTTCCAGATGGTCCAGGCACCGTAAACAACAGCAACTAAACCTGCTATCTTGGCAAAGTTTGCCGCAAAGATAGCGATAAGTCCCATTATAATTAGTCCTGCTCCATCCCATGAAGTACGTTCTTTGATTCTTTCTTTTATCCAGTTCATGTTATTCTCCTATACTGAATTTTTATTAGTTATTAAACCCTAAATTACTGCCGTTTATATAACTAGTTGTATACGCATTTTGTTGTGCATATCTGCTGTTTAATATTCTGTTTGGACCACCCATTATGCTTTGAAAGTAGGTATACTTTGTGGCACCATCATCCCTGAGTTGATTTTCTACGCAGTCGTTTATAAGCATTTCTCTCAACTGTGCAGGTGTTAGTTGTGGATTTGCTTGCAAATATAATGCACCTAAGCCACACACTTGGGGAGATGCCATAGATGTACCAGATATATTCATTTGCTTATAATTTGAATCGGCAAAGTATGCAGCATCTACAAATTTATTAGTATTTGAAGTACAACTAATTATATTTGTACCTGCGGCATACATGTTTACTCCTGGTCCACATTCTGAACTGTCTGCTTTTACCTCTCCGCCAAGATAATAATAACTGTCTTTTATATTACCTACTTTGAATGCTTCGTCGTCGTACGGTGAACCACCTCTGTGATAGTAAAAAGTACCAGGTGTAAATGAACTCAATGAAAAATTGTAAGTTTGCGCAGTTGCATAGTTATTATAATCACTACCTGTTGATACATCTATTTTATAATAACCGTTACCGGCAGCAATACAAACATGAATACCTTCATCGATTAGTTCTTGTACATCTGTATCTACAGATGCTACTCTTGCATTGTATAAGTAATACGGTAAACCACCAATGGTTCCGTAAGATATGTTGGGTAATCCGTAGTTATCACGGACGAACGCACTGCTAACACCGGTCCGGCTTGTTCCTCTATAAACAACAGTATCTCCTGAAATAAATTGATAGTATCCGCGGTATCCCCAACTCATGTTAACAATAGTAGGACGTTTTACTCCTGTGACAGGATCCACAGGTTTATTTCTATGCCAAAGTTTAATACAGTCAAAACAATAGGTTGCGCTGATACCAGTTCCACTATCGCCTGCGCCTTCTAGTCCGCTAACCTTAACTGAGTATACTCTTGCGTTCTTTGCCCATCCAAATGTTTTACCTGCTGCTGTGCCTGCGACGTGTGTTCCGTGACCGTCATAATCTCTGTAGAAATTAGCACTTTGGGTAAATGGTAGCCCACTTGCCGTTGCCCAGTCTATTTGTTGTACACGACTATTTCCGTCTTTATCAGTAAATTCAGGATGATCAACCTGTAATCCACTATCTTGTATTACAACATCAACACCTGTGCCGTCTAAAGCATAAGGCCAATTTGCAGAGGTTGTTGTTCCTCCTGCATATTGATCCGCAACATAACTGTGACGTATTTTACCCCAGTCATAATACTGCCCACTTTCGCTTGTGCTTTTATTAAAATTTCCTTCTTGCAATGCACTGAGCATAGGACGAATATCATCTCTAAGTTCGGGATCTATTTCTACGCCATATACTCTTGGATCATTTTGTAATGCGTTGGCTTCTTCTTTTGTTAAAGCATAGTGTGTGTTTCGATATGAACCTGGCCTTGCATTTACAACATCTACTGTGCGATTAGGTATTATGCCATTGCCAGTTAGTGCAATCATTTCTTGATTAAATTCTTCTGCATCGACTCCACGATGCAAACTAACAATATACTCTTGTTCGCTCACGTAAAACTCCTAGTGTAGATCCACCCAAACTCCATTGGCATAACCTTGGAACTTGTTTGTAGTAGTATTGTAAATCATATCCCCGTTTGATGCGGTGAGAGCATTTCTTTCAGTGGTTGTAAACCATGCTAATTTTAACGGACTTATTGTAACATTAACCCTATCAGTAGCCGCAAATATAATCGAGGATGAACTTGTAATAGTTGGAACACCTGCGCCGTTGCTTACAATACTATCTGCTGTAAGTGTATGATCTACAGTCAAATACGAGCTTTCAATATTAGGTGCAATAAGTGTGCCATCTACAGTTAAATCACTTAACATGGTCACTCCAGGTACAATAGTAATTGCACTAGAATCATCAGTGTCCATTTCGCTAGAAAGACTGAATGTAAAGTTTCCAACAGATCCGCCACCACCACCACTTGAGCCTTGAACACCTTGGCTACCTGTAGTGCCTTGCGATCCATCACCACCAAGAACACCAGCAGTACCTTGTGTACCTGTTCCAGTTGCTCCCTGTGTACCGTCTGTGCCTTGTGTACCTGTTCCAGTTGCTCCCTGTGTACCGTCTGTGCCTTGTGTACCTGCTCCGGTTGCTCCTTGTGTACCTTGGGCACCTGTAGTGCCTTGTGTACCTGTAATACCTTGAGCGGCAGCAGCTCCATCTGTGCCTTGTGTACCTGCTCCGGTTGCTCCCTGTGTACCGTCTGTGCCTTGAGTGCCTGTTGTGCCTTGAGTGCCTGCTCCGATTGCTCCTTGTGTACCGTCTGTGCCTTGACTGCCTGATAGACCTTGCGTACCAGTGGTACCTTGTGTGCCTTGTGAGCCTGTACCACCTGTGTTTCCAGGATTTCCTTGATTGCCCTGTACACCTTGAATACCTTGCGTACCTTGTGCAGCATCCTCGCCTGCGGTACCTTGTGTACCTGCTCCAGTAGCACCTTGTGTACCTGTAGTTCCTTGAGATCCATCGCCACCAAGCACACCAGCAGTACCTTGAGTACCTTGTGTACCTGCTCCAGTTGCTCCTTGTGTACCTATAGTTCCTTGACTGCCTGATAAACCTTGCGTACCAGTTGCGCCTTGTGTACCGGTGGTGCCTTGAGGTCCTGCAGATGGTCCCTGCACACCTTGCACACCTTGCACACCGCTAACAAAGGGTGCGCCGTTAGAGAAGTAATAGTTTGCAGCAAGCACATTGCCGCCTGATATATTTCCTACAACCGACAATCCTGTGCCAGAAAAAACAGCAACGTTGGCTACACCGTTGTGTGTGACTGTGATATTACCATTTTCAGATTGCACCCATACATTGCTGGTGCCGTTTGCGATTCGAGAAGAACCGACAGAAGTGCTAACTACATTTCCAGCGGTTACATTTCCGCTTACTGTTATGTCCCCTTCTACAGTAAATTGCGTATTTGTTAGAGTAATCTCTCTTGGCATAAATTATTCTCCGAGCCTGTTATTCACAACGTCCCAGTTAATAATTTTCCAAATGTTATCGAGGTACTTTTCTTTGTCGCTCTGATAGTCCAACGCCCACGCATGCTCCCACCAATCAACTAACAGTGCTATATCTGTGCGTACTGCATGGTTTTTGATAGTTTTAATATCGCCACCAGTTGAAAGATATACCCAGCCTGAACCTTGGATCTTCATTGCTTCGGTTTTAAATAGTTCTTTGAAGTTGTCGTAGTCGTCGAACTTTTCTTCAATCAGTCGTAGGCTAGCACCAGTGGGCTTGTTTGCGCCTGCGGGTGGTTGTAGTTGTGGGAAAAAAATGTTGTGTAGAAAACTGCCAGCCCGATTAAAATCCTTGTTGCCCTCATCTGCATTATAGCGTTTGGCATAGCCTTTTGCTAGATGTTCATAGTGATAGTCTATGGTTTCCCTACTCATTACAGGATTGAGTTCATCCGTCTTGTAGGGCAACGGATTTGTTTCTAGTGTTGCCGGTCTGGTGGTTGCTTCAACTAAATCAATATATTCACGCATACAACTATTTATTAGTTGCGACGCATCTTGCTTATCATCTCTGCTTCTTCTTGATTAATAACAGGCACGGCATTACTTTTGTGAAGTGTAGCAATGCCTTTTATAAGATTACCGGTGTATTCTTTTTTGGTCGGTGCCGCAGGTATCGTTTTAGACTGCGTCTCCACGCTTGCATATCGTACAGTCTCCCGTCGATAAGGCGTATTCTTGGGTGTAAACGTTCTAACTTCTGCCGGAGCCAAATGCTCTTGTTTGCGTTTAGTCGTAGATTTGCCAAAGACATAGTTAACATACTCCTCAAATGACATACGTTCGTCATGCCGTCCTGCTTGGCGCAGACGCTTGTTGAACTCTCGATGTTCCTCTATTAGCTTATTGTGTTGTGCCGTTGTTAGCTTTTTCTGCTGTGGCTTGCGGGTGTTTACTGTGCTGAATCCACGTGCAAGATGCATTGTCATAGCCAAACTCCTAACCAATTTCAACTAGTATAGCAAAAAGGTTAGCCTCTGTCAAGATGTTCTAGTTTGTTAGGCACGTCGGCCCATTCATCTGCGTCTGGTAGTGGATCTTTTTGTTCTGTGATATAATCCCAAGTTTGGGCAAGTTCTGCATTGATAGCAAGAAAATGTTTCTGATCTTCGGGTAAACTCTCTTCTGGGTAGATAGCATCCACAGGACACTCTGGTACGCAAACAGCACAATCAATGCACTCAACCGGATCAATTACCAGGAAGTTAGGCCCTTCCTTGAAGCAATCCACTGGACACACTTCTACACAATCTGTGTACTTGCATTTAATACATGCATCTGTGACTACATAAGTCATTTATACACCTCTGGATGTCGTAGCATAAACATGGTTGCTGTTTGTGCTTGATTAAATTCTAAAAAGGCTCGGACTACATAGCGATGTCCATCACGCAGACTGGTGCT